CACCCTGAATACCTTGGATGCCTTGTGCACCTGTGGGGCCTACTTCGCCTTGAATACCTTGTACGCCCTGTGAACCTGTAGGACCTACAATACCTTGAATACCTTGAGCACCTGCTGGACCTGTAACACCTTGAATACCTTGAATACCTTGTATGCCTTGGTCACCTGTAGGGCCTGTAACACCTTGAATACCTTGTATTCCTTGCGCACCTGTAGGACCTGTAACGCCCTGAATACCTTGTGCACCTGTTGGGCCGGTATCACCTTGCGTACCTTGAATACCTTGAGCACCTGTAGGGCCTACTTCACCTTGAATACCTTGTGCACCTGTTGGACCTGTAACGCCTTGAACGCCTTGCGCACCTGTAGGACCTGTAACGCCCTGAATACCTTGTATACCCTGAATACCTTGATCGCCAGTAGGGCCTGTAACGCCTTGAATACCTTGAGCACCTGTAGGTCCTGTAACGCCTTGTATGCCCTGAATACCTGTTGGGCCTACTTCACCTTGAATACCTTGTATACCCTGAATACCTTGAATACCCTGAGAACCTGTTGGTCCTACTTCGCCTTGAATACCTTGAGCACCTGTGGGTCCTGTAACGCCTTGTATGCCTTGTATGCCTTGAGCACCTGTAGGACCTGTAACACCTTGTATACCTTGTATACCTTGATCACCTGTTGGGCCTACAATACCTTGTATGCCTTGTACGCCTTGAATACCTTGTACGCCTTGTGGACCTGTTGGCCCTACTTCGCCTTGTGGTCCTGTAGCACCTGTAGGACCTGTAACGCCTTGAATTCCTGTGGGTCCTGTTGGACCAATTTCACCTTGTGGACCTTGTGGTCCGTCTAATCCGTCTGTACCATTAACACCTGGCTCGCCTTGAGGACCTGGGCCACCTTGAACCCCAGCAGGTCCTTCTACAGATGCTCCTGCTGGGCCTGCTGGACCTGTTGGGCCTGTTGCTCCGTAGCCAATACTTTGACCATCAACAACCAAGAATCCGCCTTGAGCTGAAATGGGTGTTCCGCCTAGGTCAATTGTATTAGCAGCAAAGTAACCAGTTTTCCAACGTTTTGTTGGTGAACCAATATCATAAACTTGATCTAATGCAGGAATTAAACTACCAGTAATAGCTGCAGGATTAATACCAGGATCGCCTGGATCACCTTTGGGACCTTGAAGTCCTGTACCAACCAAGTGACCTGTTAATTCTTTGATAACGATCTTTAGACCAACAGGTGGCGCGCTAGAAAAAGTAATATATCCGCTGACTACTGTAAAATCAGTATTGGCATCTTGTGAAATACCGCCGACGAATACTAAGAAACTTTCAGCAGTTATACCTGGTGTAACTATATATGTAGTGGTGTTGCCGTTACCAGTATAATATCTAGTATTGGCGTTAAAAGCAGTACCGCCTGGATTACCATTAACCCAGTTACTGCCGTTATATAATAGTGCCTGTCCGTTGACAGGGCTTGAAACTGTTACATCTGATAAATTATCTAAGCTAATACCAGCTAAGTCTTTAAAAAACTTTACTGAATTATCGGATGCTTTAAAATAAATTCTGCCATCAGCATAATTAATGGCTAACTCGCCATACTCGAGATCACTTGTAGCAGGAACTTTACCTACTACCGATGATTTCTTAAGAATAATCTTATTTGTTGCCATAGTTAGCCCTAAAAAGGAATAGGGAAACTTATAGAAGTTTCCCTTTTATTAATACGCTCATCACCAAAACTACCCACATTAGTATTAACTGTTGCTAGGGTAAGTGCACCGCTAACGTTTGCGCTACCATCAACACTAGCAAGTGTTCCAGATGCATCGCCAGTTAAATTCAAATTACGGGCAGTTGCCCATTTTGTAGCAGTTGCAGCATTACCAACTAACTCTGCATAGACATTAGCAACATTTAAATCTTTGTTTAAATTCCAACGATTGTCAAGTGCAGAATATGTTATTGTTGCAGCAGTAAATCCACTTAAAGTAGTACCAACTGTTAAACCACCACCGTCACTTAAAATAGCTGTGTTAGCACCAGGAGCAAGTTGTAAATTTCGGTCTGCAATTGTAACTGTTGTAGAACTTACAGTAGTAGTTGTACCCTGAACTGTTAAATCACCAGTAATAACTGCGTTACCATTAACACTGATGTTTGCTGTGGTTGTATCACCTGCAGTAACTGTACCTGTAACTGTTAATGCACCTGCATTAACTGTAGCAGTTGTTAAAGCAGATAGGTTAATAGAACCTGTTAAACCAACTGTAACTTTATTATTAGTAACTGAAGTTACTACTCCGTTAGTACCTTCAAAAGTCACTGTATCCGTTAACAAGTTAACTTCATCTGTACCAGTATCGCCTGCAATACGTAAGGTAGTTGCAATATTAGCAGTTGTAACACCAGTTACTAAACCTTTGGCATTAACTACTATAACAGGAATTGCTGTTGCAGATCCGTATGTAGCTGCAGTTACTCCTGAATTTGCAAGTGTAATTGCTGCTGATATATTTGCAGATCCGTCAAAATTTGATAATGTAGCCGTTGCATCACCAGTTAAACTTAAACTGCGCGGATTTAAAAGTCGTGTGGCAGTAGCTGAATTGCCGACTACGTTACCAGTTACGTTACCAGTTAAATCACCAGTTACGTTACCAGTTACGTTTCCAGTAACAGCACCAGTATGAGTACCGGTAGTATTACCGGTTACGTTACCTGTCAAGTCGCCTGTGACGTTACCTGTTACATTACCAGTGACGTTACCTGTTACGTTACCAGTTACAGGTCCTGTAAAATTACCACTAACATCACCAGTTACATTACCCAGTAAGTTACCTACAATATCCAAGTAGGCTGCACCTTGTGCATTACGCTTAACTAAAGCGCCTGCTGTTTTTAGCGCAGTTGCTGCATCGATTGTATCAGTAAAGTATTTACCACCGATTACAACGTGATTTACAGCATTACCAGCACTTTCAGTGCCTGTACCAATGTATAAACGATCACCACCGTTTGAGCCATTATTTGCTAGTGATGAATAAGCTAACTCACCAGCACCCAGTACCGCAGGATTACCACTTAGTTCACTGCGTTTAATTCTTAAAATAGAAGCCATGTTTGTATCCTTTAAAATTGACCGGACTCAAAAACTTGTTGATCCAACAGGTTTGTAGCAGTCCATTTTTGATTTCCGGCATTATAAACTAATAAGCTTCCTGCCGCTAGTTGGGTTAAGTCTAAATCTTGTAACCCTTTTAACGTTGTAGCTGTGGGGCCAATCATGCCGCCTACAACTACTTTGGTTTGCGATTGCGAAGAAACAACAACAGGTTCCTTCTTTTCTATAATAACTGCATTATTAATTTCGGTTACGATTACTTGAGTTGTCATCTTGTAACCTCTTTAACTAAACTAATATTTCCACTAAGAAAGGGAATTACGTTACCTTGATTATCTGTTAATTCACAAGAATATACTGCTGCATCAAAGTTAAATGTGCGTGTTATAGTTGAACTAATTTTTAATGTAATTGTGTAGTTAATTGGATCTATAACAATTCCGCCATTAGCACTTGTTAATTCATGAAGCACTGTAGTAGACTCTAGTGTTTCACGAATCTGCATTTGTGCAGTGTAGCCAGTAATAGGAATTGGTGTATTGTACTCTAGAGTTCCACCTGATGTATAAGCACCGTAACCTGCTGAATTAACTTGGTTTAGGGTTACTGTAGTAGATGTTTTGCCAGTAACCAAATAGTATGCATCTTCACTAATAGTGTTAATGTCTTTCATGCCATTAACACCAGTTACTCGTACTCTCCAATTTAAGGGGACGCCATGTGCACTACTAGTAGTAATTACACAAGGCGCTGCTTGAGTAATAGCAGAAATTGGTGCATATTGTTTTGTTTCTGACTCCCAGCGAAGAGTCTCTGCAAAAGTACTGCCTTGGTAAATTTTATAACTAATCTTTGCTGGTTCCATTATTTTACCTTACTTTCTTTGCTGCTGCAAGTGTAGCCGACACTCTAAATTTATTTACTTCTTCTGTTAGAGCTACAACTTCGGTTTGTAGTTGCTGATTCTCAAGGCATAACTGTGCTAGTTGTGAATTTAATAAAATCATTTCTTGCTGCAAGCGATTTAATTCAGTTGCTAGTAAGCCATTCTGTTCGCTCATACGTTCTAGTTCCGTGTGCATTAAACTAATAATGCTAGTTTCCGCACCAGTACTTTTCCAGTCTTTTAGAAGTTTCTGTATTCCAACTGAGAAAGCAACAACTGCTAACGCAACTAGTGAAACTGTCTGAATGACGCTGTGGTTATCAATCTCCACCATAATCAGATCTCCTTATTAGCAGTGGTTATATATTTAATTATAATCCAAACGGCGAGTCCGCCTTTTAAATTGGGGTAAAAGCTTGTCAAGAAAAAATATTGAAATGTTCTGACATTTTGGTATATTATACCACAAGGGCGCAGACTTGTCAATGCAAAAAAATACCCTGCCCAAAGATTGGACAGGGTATAGTTTTTGCGAAAGTTTAGGGATTTTACTGTGGTGCAAGCACTGACGGACTAGAAGGTATATTTTCTAAAACCACCGGTTGTGGTAGATAAGTGAGAATTTCATCCCCACCAGTTAAGTTTTGGACTAGCGCTAGTCGCTGTTCGTAAGGTAGTGTTTGTGGGTATAATACTTGTATGTAATCATGTAAGGCTGTTCCAGTTAAGTACTTTCCATCTATAAATGGAGCCATATAATTATATGCTTCTTGTCCTTCAAACTGTATGCCCAAAGTACCCTGTTGAGGGTCGAAACTAACTATTTTATAAATATAAGCCATTGTATTATCCTAACCACATTACAATTCCGCGGAAACCTGCTCCGCCGCCACCACCGTTAACACCTCCGCCACCGCCACTTCCGTAGAAAGTAGCTGCTCCGCCAGCAGCCTGTGTAACAGTATTACTAGAAGCTCCACTTCCACCTCCACTTCCTGCAGCAGGTGCTCCAGGCGTAGCATTGCGGCTTGCTCCGCCACCACCACCGGCTACGTAATATGTGGCATTGGTTGTAACTGAGGTTCCATATCCACCATCTCCACCTTCTCCACCTCCACCAGGAAATCCAGTAGAAGAAGATCCACCACCACCACCTCCACCTTCATTATTACCACTACCGCCACTAAAACCAGCTCCTGAGGCTCCGCCGCTAAAACCTGATCCTGGGTTACCGCCTGCAGCAGATTGAGTGCCACCAGTGTCGCCACTAATTGAACTAGTTCCTCCTGCTGTTGGTGAAGAACCTCCGGAACCTGCTGCTCCAGCCGTAATTGTTAACACTTGTCCTGGAGATACGCTATAAGTAATATCGCGCAGTCTGCCTGCACCGCCTCCGCCTTTAGCAGGAGTAGTTCCTGCAGAACCACCACCTCCACCTCCACCTCCACCAACTAGTACTACTCGTATACTAGTTCTACCTGCTGGTACTGTCCATAATAATGACGTTGCAGTATTGTCATAACTATACCAAATAGGATCTGTTATAGTGACTGCAGGTATTGTAAAACTAAAACTACCTCCAGGAGAGCAAGTAACTGTTACTGTTTCTTGCGCAACGCTTGAAGTAGGGCTAGTAGTTGTTATTGTAATTGAAGTATCTGTTTGCTGGTTACTACCAACAACAAAAGAAGTTGGAGAAACACTTGCTCGTGCTGAGTTGTCTGATACTGTTACAGTAACACCACTAGCATTGTTTGACCTAAGCGTGAATACATGACTACTTCCATTGGCAATGGAAGTAGGAGCATTTAATATTTGATAAGATGCTGCAGCTCTGGAAGTATCGCTAATTGTTACACTTGTAGAGGCTAGCCCATTGTTTAGTGCAATACTAAATGTTTCTGTGCCTTCATCCGTGGACAAATCATTACTAACTGTGTAAGAAAGTACGGAGCCGTTTGATACTGTTCCTGTTAGACTTGCTGAGTTAATATCTGCTGAACTTACTCCACTAATAGTATACCCAAAGCTACCGCTTTGATTAGTAGCAAAAGTTATAGTAAAACTTTGTCCTTCATTAACACTTGCAACACTACGAGTTAATGTATAAGAAGGTGTTGCTGCTACAGAAGTATCATTAATAGTAATGTTGTTACTTTGTGCAACCATTGAACCACTTACACTAGCTTGTATTCTAAAATACTCTTTGCCTTCATTAGTAGAAAGATCATTTCCTACTGAGTAAGTTACACTAACATTTCCTGAACTATTAGTATTTCCTACAGTATAAGATGTTGTATTAAGAGTTACGTCGGAAACACCACTTGTTCCACTAGAAGGTGCTATTACTGAAAATGTTACTGCGGCATTAGCAGCATAACTAAAGTTAAACTGTACAGAGCTAGTTGTGCCTTCATTCATATCAGACACAGCTCCAAAACTATATGATGGCGTAACGTTTGTTAGTATAATATCTTTAAAAGCTTGAATTGTTCCTGTGGCACTACCAGTTCGTAAATGTAGTCGCACAGTTGTATTTGCAGTTACAATTCCTGCTGAATAGTTTATATTAGTACTAAATGTGTCTGAATTTACTATAACAGTACTTGAACTTGGTACCACTAACGCGTTATCTGTTGTTAGATACAATGTAGTGCCATTTACATTGGTTGCACTAACAGTTACCGCATAAGTGTTAGACTCATTCCAATTATCTGCTGCTGCTATTGAGTATCCAATTGTCTTACTAGTATCGTTTACTGTAATGTCATTACTTGTATAAGTAACGCCGTCTACTGTTGCTGTTAATCTAAAACCTTCTGGACCTTCCGTAGTTTGATCTGGTGCTGCTGAATACTGAACATTTATTGAAGTGGCTGCATTGCCAATAACTGTCCAACTACTTGTTAATAAAGTTCCGTCACTTGATCCAGAAATACTTGTACCAGTACTAGGTGCTACTACTGAAAATGTTACAACTTTGCCATCAGCATTTGTAGCATTAAAAGTTGTGAATCCTGTTGAGCCTTCATTTACGTTTCCAGGTGTACTCCAACTGTAACTTGGTGGTGTAAATGTGCTGGTATCATTAACAGTAACGCTAACACTTGGTGCTAAATTATCTAAACTTAGTATAAACGTCTCTGTACCTTCGTTGGTAGATACATCATTTGCAAATGTAAAACTAGCGGTAGCAGTATTGTTGTAAACTACAAAACTACCTGTCATTGCACCAGAACTTAAATCAGCTGCGGTAATTCCTGTAACTGTATACGGAAAATTACTGCCATCTGCAACTAGTGTAGTTGTTAGAGTAACTGTTACACTAGTACCTTCATTTCTTGTTGAAAAATTTGATGATAGTGTGTAAGTAGGGTTACTACCTCCACCTCCACCTCCGGGCGATACGGCTTGATAAAAATCAGCGTTTGCAACAATAACAGATAACTGATTATTATTACCACTAGTAAAAGTTGTTTGTGTTAGTGGCCAGGCATAGTCTTCGTTATAGTATTCTACAATATATAATCTGGTATATAGTGTACTACCTATTCTTTTAAATGCTGTTTGATACAAATATTCTTCGTGAGCAATACTATTTTGAGGACCTTTGTTAATTCTTAAGGCATGAAAATCCGGTAACATAAATATCGGATTAGTGGGCACAGATAAAGCAATAGAAACTGGGGTAGTTCCATAGTTATTTGCATTTGCTCCTGATATAGAAAATGCAAATGTATCTGTAATACTATAAGGCACTAATTGTATTAAATTACTGTCAAAAGTTTTTCTTTGTGGGTTAGCACTATTATACATTCTTAATGCTGGGCCTGTAGAAGCAATATTTTCTAAACCTACAGCATCTACTGCAAATATATACGCTGTAGGTAAGGTATACGTTAAGGCACTGCCAGTAGAATTAGCATAAACATAACAAATAAGGTTACTTTGTGAATATGCAATAGATGTTTCAAAGTTATAGTATACATCATTAGTGCCATTATCAGGCAGAGTCCACATTACTATATAACTACTTCCAACTCCTATAAAAGGTACTGCAGTCGAACTTACATATTCTCGTTTTATATACCCAGGGTGTATAAAACCTGTGGCAGCTTCTGTAAAAGTAGGTGTTGTATTAAACTCTATTTTTTGTACAAATGTAGGGTTAAAGTACTCGCTATCAACCAACAGCTCTGAATCATCATTTATTATTCTTAGACCATAGGTCATAGGTATCCTTACTTAACAAAAATATACAAAACTGTGTCGTCATAATAAAAACTAGCACTAGTAACACCAATTGCTGAATTTTCTGTAAAAGTTATTCTTGGAATATTGTTGACTACTCCAACAAACCATATATGTCCACCTGGCCTAAGTTGCATAGGCCTAATACTTCTGCCTGTATATTGTGGGAATTCTACAACTGTTTGTAGTCCTGCAGTCCCACTTTTGGATATAGTATATGCTTGTCCAAAAACTCCACTTTTGGTGGAGTTTTGTAACACAACAGTAGTTCCGTCACTTTTATAGGTTTTTAATCCATAAGTTGCCATTAAATACTTCCTAGTCTAACGCGTAGTTTACTGTCATTGTAAATAGATATTCCACTGCCATCAATTAGTATACCGCTGGTAGTATTGCCAAATACTGTGATAGTACCTGTAACAGTTAAATTACCCGTGTTTGCGGAAATTGCTTGTAAGTTACCCACTTTAAGAGAACTTAAATAAGGAATACCAATCCAATTAGTAGTATTAGTTGCAGGATTGTATAGCCCGTCTACTTGATACAAAAATTGACCTTCTGATAATGAAGCAGGAGAATTAGTTTGCCAAGTAACTCCTGCAAACCAAGATCCTGTTGCAGGTACTGTATCTCCTGTTTCTGTTTTATTAGCTGGAGTTCCTGCAGGAGTTGTTGTTGTAACGGCATAAGCTACGCGTGCACTAATACCTTGACTGCCTGTACCTGAAGACCCAGCAGCTCCTTGAGGTCCTTGAGGTCCTGTAGCTCCTGTAGCTCCTGTAGCTCCTGTAGCTCCTGTAGCTCCTGTAGCCCCGTTAGTACCATTAGTAGCATAATAGCTTTGAGCTATTACAGATGATGTAGTCCAGTTAACGTTAGTAGTGGTACTAGTAGCTGCGTCTGTTAAACTAACTGTTGCGGCCCATAAAGTTTGACCCTGTAGCCCGCTAGTTGAAGCTGGTGGGGATAGTGTCCATGTTGGGTCACTTGGTGCGGTTAGTGTAGAAGTTGCCCAAGTATAAGTACTAGATCCTGTTGGAGGACTAGGAATAGTTATTGCTGGTTTATACACCCTAACAGTTACTGCGTTAACACCTGCGACTCCAGTAGATCCTGTAGCGCCAAAAGCTCCATTTTGACTAATAGATCCGACAACTGCACCTGAGGTCCAATCTATTGTTGTAGTAGTAGCGCTAGCTAATGCACTAATAGGTTTTGTAGCTGTCCACAGTTTAAGTAGTGCTGTGCCAGGATTTGTTGGCACAGTTGTTGACCAACCATCAGATCCAGTGTATCCAGAGTTAGCTCCAGTTGTCCATGTATAGGTACTAGATCCAGTTGGAGTATTGGCTGTTGTAGCCCATTGATATAAATACGCGGTAGCATATTTAGGAGGACTAGCTGCTTCATTAACAATAGCCATTACTATTGTTTTAACAATGGGTGTGATTATACCTACGCCAGTAACACTTAATGTTACTGATACTGAGGTAGCACTTAGTGCTGGTGTTACAGTTGTAGATGCAGTATTGCTAGAAGAAAGTGTTCCTCCAGTAATTGTCCAAGCATAAACAGGTGTAGTAATACCATTTAATACTGCTGCTAGTCCAGCTGTTGCTGGCGTAAATGCAGTACCTGCACTATTTTTTACAAAAGCACTATATCCAGAAATGTCCACAGTTTGAGCAGAGGCTACAATAGGTACACCACTTAATTCACTAGAATATGTAATCTGTGCTTCATCAATTTCGCTGATAAATGCATATCTTACATAATAAGTAGTACCAGGGGTTAAGTTTGGTATAATAATAGACAGACTTAATCCGTCAAATACTTTGTTGGCATCTGACGGAGTAAATCCTGCTGTTGTGGAAGACCAGACTTTTACTTTGATCAAATCATCGCGAATATCTGATGTTCTAATAGTGTCGTAAGGTGTGTCTAGTTTTAATATTAAGGAATTAACGCCTGCGGATAAAGTTCCTGCCATAATTATCCTTTAAACAATTGTTTTGATTAATATAGACGCCAATGCACTAGTGTCGCCATAGCTGTCGTGAATATCTACAGTTCTGCAAGCTACTCTGTAGTTTATTCCTGCTTCTGATAGTCGTGGACTTGTAAACTCTAACAAGTTTTGTCGGGTTGCACCTGTTGACTTTACAACTTTAATGTTGTTGGTAGAGTCTGGTGTCAAGTTCCAGAAATCGCCAATACCAGTATCACGATAAATTCTATACTCATAGTGTTTAAATAGTGCTGGATTAACTGGAGTGTTAGAAACAGCTTTCATATCTAAAAAGTGAGTATTTAAATCTATTTCAAGACTATCTACAGTTGCGTAAGCCTTAAACTGCCCTACAGTATGTGTAGTTTCACTAGTCCAAGGACCTGTTCTACCATCTGTTGCTACATATCTTAATTTTATTTTATATACTTGGCCTTTTTCTACTCCACTAATATAAATAGAGCCTGCGCTGTAATCTTCTGTAAACGTACGAGCATTAATAAGTGTACTTGATGTTGTAATACCGCTAGTTGTAGTAGAGCTAGTTTGTAAATAATAACTACACTCAATTCTTTGAGTAGCTCGGGGTAACTCTTGTGGGTTAGTATAGCTTATTTTTATGCGTTGTTCATAATTACCAGTAGACAATAATCTTGCAGCAGACTCATCGCTTATAACTAGGCTAATGGTTGGTACATCTGCATTAGTAAAACTGTTTCGTAAATCTTGTCCAGGCAGTGTAATTTGAGACTCAAATGTTAGCAATTCACTTAATGTTTCGTAATCAGTAAATATATTGTATGTATCTGTTACGCCATAGTCTACCATCGTTAAAGTAGCAGATTTATTTGATGACGGCTCAATACTAAGTACAAGTAAATCTTGCGCTTCTTGATGATACTCACCAAACATATACAAGTCACCGGCATTTACTTCAGTGATTGTTGCACTAGTAGCTAACTTGACTGTAGTATGGTATCCAGTACTCATACCTGTTTTATCAAGTGTGCGTTCTACTGTAGCACCTAATGCAGATCTAAAACGAATAGTATAATTTTTGGTAACGTCAATATATACTTGTTCGTCTAGCACAAATTCCGTGCTGCTAACACGTTGATTAACGCGTCCGCTGCCTGTGCCCCACATAGGTACATCATGCATTACTTTTACACGATCGCCTCGATTACAGACTAGATATTCAATATCTGAATTTAGTCTGTAAACTTCTGGTCGCAGCTTTGCTTGCGCAAAATGCCAACGAGCATGATCTATCACAGAAGATTTTTTAGTAACTCCAGGCAACTGTATACTTTCAAAAAGTTCTGCATTACCTGAATCTTTTCCACTATTGTAAATAATTACTTCTGCTTCTTGATAGTCTTGATCTTCGTCTATGTACGTAACTCGTAAACCATCTGGCATTTTTGCTAAAGCTTTTGTAGATTCAAAACCCCAACTATTGTGTGGAGTAAAGTGTTGCACAATATTTGACTTTGGTTCGTCAATTACCACAGACCATTTGCCGTCTATCATTGCAGGACTTGCTCGCCCAGCGGCACAAATATCTCGCAATACTTCTAGTATACTACGCTGTGATCCAACTATGCTATTAAATTCGAATCCATTTGTAACACAATAATTATGCCAATATTGAATTTGAGTTAAGTTTATCTTACTGGCAACGTCTGCTTCTTTTACTCGTTGTGGGTTAGCTGGATGCTTTAACACATGCAAAAATAAATCTGCAGGATTATTGGTTGCCATTGTGGTCCAGGTTGTACCGTTCCATGAAGGTGCCCATGTTTGAACAATAGCATTAATTCCTTCAATCTGACCATTTAATTGTTCATTGGCTTTGATCTTTAGTGCTGTGCCTGCAAGTGTGCAGTTAATAGGCTCTTTGATTGGCGAACTGTTACGTAAGAAAACAGTTTGTAACAACACTACTTGTCCATATATCTGTGCTTTAGCATATCCATTAGCTTCTTTTGTCCACTCAAGGTCAGCACCAGTTTTTCTACGAACTCGTACCTGAACTTGGTTTAAAGAGTTCAAATTATAGTAAGTTTTATTAACAGTAAAGGCATCTTTTTTAACAGTGCCATCACCTAATGCAAAATCTTGCCAGGTTGTCCAAGGACCAGTTCCGTCTTTGACTTGAATTTCAATGCGTACCCATACAGATTCTTCTTTACCAGCCTCCTTGCCTTCGGAAAAAATTCTGCGTAAACCTTGTGGCAGGTGTAATGAAACTGTAAATTGACTAATAGGAACAATGGCTCCGCTGGAATCATATACAGGCGCACCACTAGATGCGGCTACAAACGGGCCAAAAGTAGCTTCTGTTAACTCAGCGTTATATTGTCCAGGACAAGTTAGTGTACTATTACTAGGAACTACGTCTACATCTTTTCCATAAATAGCAGTAAAGTCAAGTAACTGTTGTGCTGTTGGTGCAATTTTACGATCTAAAGTAACTGGAGGGACTGGTAAAGTGTATTCACTTATGGAAATATTACCAATTTTAAGTGTACTAGCATCAATGTTTAGCGGGCCGTATCCCCACAATAAAAGCATTGACAGATAGCTTTCAGTATCATTCTCATAGGTAAGATAGTTAACGGCGCCAAGCGGAGGAGTTATCTTTACTTTTCCTAAGATTACAGGAATGGCTTCGTAAGGACGCAATTGGTTTGCACCACCGTTAACCATATACTGCTGAATGTTTGTTCCAGGTGTATTAATATCTGGCGGACGGATTGGTGAAATTGCATTAATAAGTGCTCCGCCAACCATCATAACACCAGTTGAAATAGCAGTATAAGCAAGAGGACTGGCTGCAGCAAAAGCAGCTGCAGTTGTTCCTGCAGTTGTAGCTCCCATAGCAATACCTACCTGGGTAGTAAGCCAGGGCGCAGCAGCCACTAACGCTAGTGTAAGTACTAAACGAAGTGTGTTGCCTTTGCCAGGAACAGCACGATATTCAACACGATCTGTGTCTTTTAGTGCGGTTGTAGACCACTTGCTAGAATCTACAACAATGCCATTTACCATGATAGTAATTTTACTGACTAACTCTTCGGCGATCTTATACTCAAACTTAATCCAATTAGCCAGCTTATCAAGAGTTGTACCTGGTAAAATAGGTACAGTAAATCGTTCAGTACGTAGTGGATGTGGTACTACATTTAAAATTGCACTTTTATTTTCACTGTACTTGTAAAACCCTGTGATGCGATTACGCCAACTCACAGAGTCAAAAGATTCGATTGCGCTAGTGTATTTGTCACGCGCATGCAAAAAGTGGGTGTTACTAACAGCAACACCCATATGTGATTCTACACCAAGAATATTAAATAATACAATGCAACCTTCTGTAGGTTCTTCAATCTGTTCCCAGCCTTCTTTGTACTGAGCAAACAGATCTCTCATACGTTCACTATCATCAGCTTCATAATCAGTGCTAAAACTAGGTAGATCAATATTGTACTCTTGTTTGTAAACAAGACGCACTAATCCCCAGCAATCAATGCCGTTTGTATCCCTACCTTTATCTAGGAAAGGTATGCCTATGTATTTATTTTGCCACATTAGAACATTCCTGGAAAATATGCTGGTGTAAACGAGTGCATTGGGAACGGTTCACGTTCGTAATCTATCATTGATAGGTCTGCAGTTACTGAGTCAGCATTGTAAGAAAAATTACTGATATAGAAACCAGCAAAACTAGCTTCTACTGTATCTGGAGTTTTGGATAGTACCAGTTCCATTTTTACACTAGGCGGACCTACAATAGTTCGTACGATAGGTATTACATAACGTGTAACATCACGTAGGATAATTGAACAACGAGGAGCTTGTGCTTCTTCTTCAGTTGGAAGTGAAATTTCCATAGGCAAGAAAATAAAATCTTGGCTACGGCTAGTTACACCATAAACAACTTCGTCTGCAGTTTCACTGATACGTTTTGTAAATCCATCCGACAATCGTGCAACTACTGTGCTTGGATTAATTGGATCATAAATTGTTAACAAGAAAAGCAAGTCGCTGTCTGCTTCTGGCGAAAAAATCGCACGAATTGCATCTGGCGACATTGTAGTTAGTCTGCTCATGGTAGTATCTCTAGTTTTAAGGATATGTTCCAATATCCAGGAGCTAAATATGCTGTTTTAAATAGTTCGCCATCGCCTTGTGGCACTATGCGTGTTTCTACTGTGGTAGCTTTTCTGGGATGTAAGAAGCCAAATCTAGCAGTGCCACGAAGTGTATTTACAATCCATGTTTCTAAGGTACTTACTTGTGCAGTTGTCATAACAAACGAAACTTGCAGTTCGTCGGGCCTGCGTCCACGATACCGTTCTTTGGCAGGACCTGCATCCATAGGAGTCCTTATAATTAAGGCTCCTATAGATTCAGTAAATCCTTTTTGTGGGCTTTGTGGAAGTGTTGCTGGCCATGTGTACGTATATGCCATAATTATCTCCTAATTAACTGAGGCTGTAGTCCAAAAGTTCCACGAATAGCTTTTTGTGAAGCACTACCGTTGCGGGCAATTTCACCAGCTGTCATGTCACCGATCATAACCTCAATCTTACGATTACCACGGCTATCAACAGTTTCACGAGTCTCTGCTTGTGCAGTAGAATAGTTATTAACAACTACATCAACGTTTCCACCGCCACCGCCTGCACGAACTCCCAAGTTACCATTGCTATCACGCTTTAGTGGCATAATAGCTTCAGGACCTGCTTCGCCCATTAGTCCAGTACCTTTAGCAAACTTGAATAGTGTTGGAGAACTTACAATTGAATTAGTAAACATTCCACCTTTGCCAAACTGTGTTAAGCCAGCATCATAAACTCCACCTTTAGCTTGTACTAAAAGATTGTTTCCTACGTTAATGCCGTCAGGACTTGCACCTATCCCAGTAGGATTAGCAAAGATACTAGCAACAAAATTCATTAAACCAGGCCTAGCGGCTGAATATAGTGTCATAGCTTGTTGTTGCATTTCGTAACGAATTAGGCCTTCGATCATGGAATCAATCATGCCTTTGAAATTTAGTTTACCAGTTTTAGTAAACTCAATAACGGCGTCGGCCATGCCTTCAAAGCTTTTCTTAAATATTTCGCCATAAGCAACTTGACGATTTGTTAAACTTTCTGTTAAGGCTTTAGATTTTTCTTGGGCTTCAAATACTTTATTAACACCATCAACTTCAGCTAAATAAGCTTTAGAAGCTGCTTCCGCCTTAGCATTAATAGAAGCAATATCACCTGCGTTCTTAGGGTCAAGTAATTGTTTGGCTAAATCTAGTCGTGTTGCAATCAAATTATTTTGCAATTGCTCAAGTTTAATATCGCGTTGTTTAACACGATTCATTTGCTCAATGGTTATAAGCTGATCTCGATAGTTTTCTGCAGTAATTATACCAAGCTCAGCTTGAGTTTGCAAGATTTCTTTTTGTATACCAACTAAGGCACTATCAGTTTCATTTAAAATTCTATTTAAATTTACTTGAGTTTCTAAGCTTTGACTCATTTGACCCATTGTTTGCAGATTAACTGCTAATAAGTCTTTTCTGGCACGCTCTTGATCTGCCGTGTTTTTTGCTGCATCAAATTGTTGGTTAGATGCGGTGACTTGTTCGTTGGCTGTTTGAACTGCTTTAACTGCTAAATCTGCAACATCTTTGTATTTAACTTTTTGTGCTTCTAGTACTATTAAATTAGAGGTAGCGCTTTGCTTAACACTGTCTAAGCTATTAAGTGCGCGTTTAATTGCGTCTTCTTGTTCAATATATTTATTGATAACTGCTTGTTGATCTTCCAGTGTTTTTGCACTAAACTC